GACCCAAAGTCCAACTGGACCCGATGGGCAAATCAGGGCATAGTCTTTACAACATGATGTGAGTCATGTTACACCCAACAAACAATATGGAAAAAATCAAATCCCGTAAGCTGTGGGCTGCTGTCATCGGCACGACCCTTATCACGTTCGGAACTCAAGTCGGACTTACCCCCGAGATGTCCCAGTGGATCGCTACGATCATCACCGGATACATCGTCGGTCAAGGCATCGCTGATGCTGGCAAGAAATTCTAATTCCGATAACCCGAAACTGGTATTCCCATGAACGACATCAAGGAAATCCAGACTCGACTTAAAGTCCACGGGTTCGATCCCGGACCCGTGGACGGCAAGCTCAGTCTCCTTACCTCTTCTGCGATTGTAGCATTTAAGGTTTTCAAGGGTCTCAGTCCACGGGATTACGTGGGTCCGATCACGATGGCGGAACTCCGAAAGGAACCCTCCGACCGTGTTGCCCCACCCTCTGTCGCTGATGAACCTATCTGGCTCCGTCGCGCACGGCAAGAGATCGGGGTTTCTGAGATCGCCGGGAAGCAACACAGTAAGCGGGTGCTGTCCTATTGGGAGTTGGCAAAACTGTCGTTCCGGGACGACGAGACCCCTTGGTGTGCTGGCTATGTCAATGCGATGTTGGAAGACGTTGATATCAAAGGCACACGTTCCGGCATGGCGCGGAGCTTTGAAAAGTGGGGTCAACCCTGTGGTCCGCTCAAGGGAGCCATCGTTGTGTTCTGGCGCGGGTCGCGGAACTCTTCCACGGGTCACGTTGGTTTCCTAACCGGGAAAGACCAATACGGTAACCTGATGATTCTGGGCGGTAACCAAGGTGATGCCGTGAACATTAAGCCATTCCTTCAATCCCGTGTGGTTGGATATCGGTGGCCTAGCGGATTCAACCTCGACGGATCCCCGGCTGAAGTTGTTCAGAGTGACGGGCAGGTTTCGACAAACGAAGCATGAAGACCAAGAGCAAACAGCAAGTGCGGTATCTCTTGTCCAAGGGGTCTCCCCTCCGTAAGACTCAGATCGAAAAGCTTCGTAAGGAGCTTCATTCTGGCGAAGTCAAAATCAAAAAATGAAATCTGAGTCACGGGTCAACGAAGCGGGGAATTACACCAAACCCTCCATGCGTAAGCAATTGTTCAACCAGATCAAGGGTGGGGGCAAAGGCGGAAAACCGGGGCAGTGGTCTGCGAGAAAAGCCCAGCTACTCGCGCTCCGCTACAAACAATCAGGCGGAGGGTATACCGATTAACCATGGCCCTCCGTGCTTCACAGAAATCGTTGAAGAGTTGGACCGACCAGAAATGGAGGACCAAGAGCGGTAAGCCTTCGACCCAAGGCCCAGAGGCTACGGGAGAACGCTACTTACCTGAGAAAGCAATCGGAGCTTTGTCCGATGCGGAGTATCAAAGGACTTCGGCAGCGAAGCGGGAGGGCATGAAAAAGGGGCAGCAATTTGTCGCGCAACCCAGAAAGATCGCTGACAAAGTGCGCCCCTATCGCAGCCGGAAAGCTGCCATCAAGGATGCTCGCAAGAGTTAGTCCCACTCTGCCATCACACGATAGGCATTGAGATCACCTACGATCTCCTCGATTTCCTTTGCGTGTCTTTGCTCAACTACGACATGGGTCGCCCATGCGTAGATAACTCCGAATGCCATGCCGAAACACATCCCGGCAACAAGTCCATAGTTTGTCATATTAGTGTAGGTTTTTGATGATATCGAAGCGTTCTTCAATTCCGATTGTCCAGACCTTACCGCCACCACTTCCTGTGGAACGGACTGGACGTAGCTTGGTGTTGGATTTATAAGCCTCCTCCATGGCAGCAATCCCGCGACGAACGAATTCAAGGTTCGCGGACTGCCCCACATGGCGACCGTTGTTGTATTCCTGCACCAAGACTTGGAACTGAGTAACTGTCCCAGTCCACTCGTTCATTGAAGTGTTAACCCCACGGCAGTGAACCGCAAAGAACTCGACCAGTTCCGCGATGGACGAACGACTGGAGTTGTCATACGCGGCAGACGCAATGGACTCATCGATGTAGCTTTCAATCCCGAAACGGGAATAGACTTCGATGTCCTGTGGGACAGCCCAGTCCAAGATGTATTTCGCGAAGTGGGGGAGTTCCTTGTCGATGATGTCCTCAAGGATGTTATTCGATGGGAAGTTACTGGTAGCAGCATCACTGATCCGTAATGCGAGCAGTTTGTCCCGGTTGGAACTGTCGAGCGCAGGGATAACTGACAGACTGTTAGCATCCATGTTCAACGACAAGATAACCCGTCCCGTCCAAGGGATCGACACGGCATCAACGTATTTGGCGTGATACTCGATGCGCGGGTTTGCTACGGCACGCTTGATAAGCTCCGTTGCTCGTCGCTGATCTTGGAACGATGCAGCGGACACCGTGTCATCAATCACCCATGCAGCGACCCGTGCGAGATCCTTGTTAAACTTCGTTTGACCGGACAGGTATTCAGAAGCGTCTGCAAGCCCACCGACCATTGCGGAGATAACCTTGTTGGATAGGAGGGACTTCCCCTTGTTGGTAGGCCCGACCAACAACAGTGCCTGTCCTTGGGAGAACTTACGATTGAGGACAGCTTGGTAGAACCGTTTGATCCAAGCAAAGAGGTAATCGGTCGCAGGTCTTGTCCCGTTAATCCCATACGCAGGAATGAATAGCTGATCCAGCCACGCATTCATAAAAGGCCAAAGGGCAGGGTCTCCATCATCAGCAGGTTCGACAGGTTCGATGGATGCTGAGTTGAGAATCCGGTGACCGTTGTGTTCGACAATGCGGTCTGAGGAGAATACAACCGGGGCGATCTCATCCACACGATTGTGGTTGGAGATTGCCAACACTGCTTGCTCGATCTCCGTAAGGACTTGGTTCTTCTTCGGTTTGGAAGAAAAGTTAGCTGCCTTCAACTCAAGCAAGAGTTGGTCTTTGGGGATAATCACGGAGCTACCGTTGAGGAGCTTGAAGAAGCTCTTCCCGTTGAACCAGTATTCATCAAGGACGACTCCGATCTTCTTACGCTCGTATTGCTCGATGAACTTCTTGCCCAAGATTTCACGCCATGAGACGAATCCTTTTCCGGCCCGATCACTGTAGCAGATCATCCCGTCTTCAGCGACCTGACAACCATCCCGGTTGACTCCATCGTCAATCCAGAACAACGGACCCCGCGCACCAACCTCGAAATCGCCGTGCCATCGACCGGGGTATTGAGCCTCGATCTCTGCCGCAACAACATCCATGGGGACCGTTGTGTCGGTCGATGTTGGGGGGCGCGTTCCAGCAACTTTTACAAGAGCGGTGTAGACGAGGTCACCGGGGACTACAGAACCCATCTTGGTCCAGTCGGACCCGATCTCGTAATACTGAGTCGATTTGTAGCTGCATTCGTCAAACCCAGCCAACGCTTTCGGAGCCTTGAGGCTACGCGCAAGTTCCCGGATAAAGGCATCATACATGTTCGGGTCGATTGGAAGGGACTCTTCAAACTCCCAGATCATGCGGATATACCCGCTGAACGTCTTGGTGATCCACGTAGGGGCGACCGGGAGTGCGGCGTTGATGATGTCTTTAATAGATACCCAGTCAACGGGCGCATCAAAGTCTGCGATAAACCCACCCACCTTGTTCACAGGGTTCTTGGCGGAGACACGCTTGCGGGGGGAGTCACCTTCACAATAGCTAATGAAAGCGTGCTTGGTGTTCTGGTCTGCACACCAGTCACGGAACTCAGCCTTGCTGTCGAACTGTGGGACGGCACAGCTTTTCGACTTTGTCTGGGGATCGTCCAGCTTCTTTGCGTCGTCGCTTCTAAGGTTATCGATGTATCTCATTTTTCGTATTGCTTCAAAATCTTACCTTCGGCACTAAGGGGCAGGTCGATCCACTCTGGTGCGGTGGACATAATCTTGACGACCTCCTTCAAGGTTTCTTCAGCACCCTCAGAAGGGGACTCGATGACAACTTCGTCGTGGACATGGAACAGGATCTTATGCCCCGCTTCATGGAGCGTCACAATGTGATGGCAGAAGATATCCCGCGCAAGAGCTTGTGATGCGTTTTCCGTGATGACCCCGCCCCATACACGGGTCTTGCGTTTATTCCCACCGATGATTTTGTCGATAACACACTGCCTTCCTCCGTTGTGGGACACGAAGGAGATACCGGAGTAGTTGAGGGACCGACCAGAAGGCAGGGTAAGATCCCACTTCCTGCCGGAACTGATCGTCTGAAATGCAGAGTAGAGGCAAGAGTCATACTTCGCCCAGAGTTTGGGGACTTTGGGCAAGGCCCGTCGATACAGGTGGACTGCCTCAAAAGCCTCGACCATATCCATATCGGAGATCTCTGAGAACTTCTTCGCCCCCGCACCATACCCGCAGCCAAGGACGATGGTCTTGACCTTGTGGCGCAGCTTGGGATCTTCCGCACGAAGCGACCCACGATCCTTCGACCACATCCCGAATCGGATCGCGAAGACCTCGTAGATATCGTCGGACTGTGCGATCTCTTTCAACAGGTCTTCGTCTCCTGCCAGCCATGCCAAGGTGCGAACCTCGATCTGAGACAAGTCAACGACCACAAAGCTTTTCCCGGCTGGAGCCGTAATCAGAGACCGGAGGTTCACCCCAAACATCTCAGCACGGGGGAGGTTCTGGACATTAAAGTTCCCACCACTTCCGGAGAAACGCCCAGTGTGCGCTCCGAAGTAGGTCAGTCCGATGTAGCAGCGTCCGGAGGCATTGGTGGAGTGGTCGATGGACTCTAGCTTCTTCTGGAGGGCATTGATACGTCTCCAGTTTCGGACAGCCTCGACCCACAGGAACTTTTTACCGTATCGACGGATCCATTCCTCTGCGTCAGGATCACCCATCGCGAGGCTTTTTGGGGGTTCGATACCCACTTCGCGACAGGCATTGTTGAATGCTTTGGGG